TCTTCTTGCAGTAGTTAAATCGTTTAATTCAGTCCAAGTAGATCCATTATAAGATTCTGTTACTCCTGTATTAGGGGGTCCACCACCAAAAGCTAAAGCTGCTGTTTGTGTACCAGTACCTGCTAAATTGAATCTCCCTGTATTTAAAGCACCGCCCGTGGACCATGCACCTACTGCAACGTCTGCGTTAAATGCTTCGGTTGCTGCTGAAATAGTTGATGCAAATCCACCAAAACCTAAAGCTGCTGTGTTTGTTCCAGATCCTGCTAAAGCATGTCTTGCAGTTGCTAAGTCTGCAGTTTCAGTCCAGTTAGTTCCATTCCAAGTTTCGGTTGCGGAAAAAGTTGATGTTGATGGAGATTGTCCACCAAAACCTAAAGCAGCTGTTGAAGTCCCAGCTCCTCCTAGTCTGCTTCTTGCAGAATTTAAATCATTTACTTCAGTCCAATTGGTTCCATTCCATAATTCTGTTATTGCAAGGTTTGAACCACCAAAACCTAAAGCTGCTGTATTTGTTCCAGCTGCTGCTAGTTGAAATCTTCCAGTGTTTAAATTATTAAGTTCTGTCCAACTAGTTCCATTCCAAGATTCTGTTGAATTTGGTCCTGGACTTCCACCAAAAGCTAAAGCTGCTGTATTTGTTCCACAACCTGCTAACAATTCTCTTCCTACTACCATATCTCCAACTTCAGTCCAATTTGAACCATTAAATGATTCTGTTGCAACTGGAGCAGGATCAGGCCCACCAAAAGCTAAAGCTGCTGTATTACTAGCACCAGCTCCTGCTAAATCTTGTCTAACTGTATTTAAATCTCCAGTCTCAGTCCAAGCAGACCCATTGTAAGATTCTGTTGCTCCTGTATCTGGGGGTGTGGCTCCGCCAAAAGCTAAAGCTGCTGTATTAGTAGCACCAGCACCTGCTAAATCAAATCTTGCAGTGTTTAAATTAGCACCCGTGGACCAACTTGTTAAAGTAGCTCCGTATTGATATTGAAAAGTTGAAGCAGTGCTATTGAACCATAGTTCACCGTCCGCGGCTCCTGGGAAAGCACCAGCGTTGTTGGTAACAGCTGTTCCGTTAACCTCTTTATAGGTAGCCATGATTATTTACTCTTTAACAACCAACCTTGAGTTCCATCTGTATAGACCAAAGTATTAGCTGCTCTTTCTACTGAAACTGTTAAATCGGCTGTAGAGCCTAAAATTTTTTCAGATCCATTTGCTGCAATAGTTAATGCATTAGAATCAAATGTTCCTGCATAATCTATAAAAGATATTTCATCACCTAAAGTTCCTGCTGGTAAAGTTAAAGTAAATGCTCCACCTGTAGTATTTGCAAAAACACCTTCACCTGCTGAAGCAGTGTAGTTAGCAGTCTTAACTGCTACCCATGATGTTCCACCAGAGTTATCTACAAAAGATAAAACTCCTGAACCATTGGTAGTTAAAATTTGATTTGCAGAACCGTCTGCATTTGGAAAAGATATACCATCAAGAACAACTTTACCTGAACCATTTGGTGTAATAGCAATGTTACCACCTGCACCATCTGTAATAGTAATAACACCTGAGTTAGTTCCTGAATTTGTATCTAAAGTTAAATCATGTGCACCGCTTGATGTAAGTGTTGCAGCTGCAGCACCAGTTCCAATTTTAGTTTCACCTGATCCTTTTGGAATAATTGCAACATCTATATTTGTATCTCCACCTGTAGCAGATATTGATGGTGCGTTTCCAGTTGCAGCGTTTGTTACATCAAATTGATTGACTGCTGAACCTGTTGTTTGAAATATTAATTGTTCATTGCCATTTTCATCAATGATTCCGTGAGCATCATCAAAAGCAATATTAAAATCGTTAGTGTCTAAGTTACCACCTAGTTGAGGTGATGTATCGTCTACGACATCTCCACCTGTTTGAATTTCAATTATTTTTGGGTTTGTTGTATTAGGGTTTCCTGAAGCAAATAATAATGCAGTTCCTTTATTGCCTGTTGCAAAAGTAAAAGTATCACCAGAACCTGATGCATATTTAAATTGGACTGTTTGTGAACCTGATGTTGAATTTTTTAAAATGTAAAAATTTTCTACGTCGTTTGGAATAGTTACGATTTGACTGCCTGAAATAGAACCTGTGAACTCAATCATTCTAGCTTGAGCTGTTCCAGTTAATGCACCATCGGCAACTGTTAAGGCTGTAGTTTGTGCACCACCTGCAATAGATAATGTTTTAAATCCACCTGCTAATTGCTCAACAAGATTTAAATTTGCGTTTGTTTTTGTTCCCCAGGTACCAGCATTTTCGCCAGTAGCCATTAGCTCTATACCGAGAGGTGTATATGTTGATGCCATAAATTTTATCTCCTATGCTGCGTCAGTATAACTTGTATTTGATCCAGTTGCAACATTAGAATAGCTTGTATTCGAACCTGTTGAAACTCCATTGTAATTGGTATTTGAACCAGTGTCAACATCCTGATAATGAATAATAAAAGGCTCTCCAACAGTTGCGGTTAATGTAAATGTTGGTAATCCAACTACTTGATCTATAGGATCTACACTACCAATAGCAGAACTAAACGATATTCCTGTTAGTCCCATAAATTGATCAGGAACATCTACAATTGTACCTTGTTCAGAAGTTACAGATTGACCTGTAACAGGTATACTAACTGATCCTGTTCCTTCAACAAATCCTAAAGCAGATGTTATTGATAATCCAGTTGGTGCTACTGCATCATTAGGAACAATTACTGTTCCTTGGCTAGATGCTATTTGAATTCCTGTAGGTGCAATAGTAACAGAAACAGTTGCAACTACAGTTCCTTGATTTGATGTAAATTGTTGTCCTGTAACTGATACATCTTCATTTGGTGCAAAAGCATTTCCTTGTGTTGATGTTATTTCTAAACTAGATAATCCAACTGTTTGATCATTTGGGTCAATAACACCAATAGCAGAAGTAATTCCAAGACCAGTAAGTGCTTGAGTAGCATCAATAACAGGAAGTGCAGTTCCTTGATTAGAAGTGATTCCAAGACCAGTTGGTTCAACAGTTACACTTATTACATTTGAAATTGTTCCGAGTGTAGAATTAAATGAAACACCTGAAAGAACTACAGTTGCATCTCCTGAAATTGTTACAGAACCTACGCTTGAAGTAATTGATAATCCAGTTGGTTGAACAACCGCATCTGAAAGTTGACCCCACTCATCTTCACCCCAAGATTTTGCGCCCCAACCTTGTTTTAAAGTTGTAGCTTCGTTCCAATTAGCCTGTCCCCAGGTTAATCGACCCCATCCAGAAGAAACGTCGGGCACGGTGACCCTCCTATGCTAATCTTATGATTGCGTTTGATGAATCGTTTGCAGGAAACTGTATTTCAAAAGTTCCATTAGTTGCAGTTTTATCAGAACCAAAAGCGATAATACAAACAGCATCAGTTGTGTTTGAACCACCATTAGTTGTTGTGTTATAAATCATTGCACCATTTGCAGTGAATGAAGCTGACGTAAATGAAAGATCAGAAAAATCTGTAAATGCAGTTGTTGAAGTTAAACCAACTCCTGTATTTGTTAATGCTTTACCACCAGCAGTATATGCTGATCCAGATGTATTTGAAATTTCGTTTGAAGTTGAATAGTCCGTTGTTGCTGCACCTAAAGATGCTGAACTTGTAAATAATGCTAGTTTAAAGGTATGACCACCAGAACCTGATGTTTCAAAGTCATGTTTACCTTGTAAAAGTTCTTGTTTAAAACTTGAACATATTGCTGATGTTATTGCCATAATTTATCTCCTATTAAGGTGACGGAGAAGGGATTTTTATACGAACTGTACCGTCTGTATAATCGTCTCTTTTACGTCTACCGAGTTGCTCTGCAGCAAACTTCTGTACCTCTTGTTTATATTTATTTTCATATAATGTCAACATATCTTGTGGACCTTTTAAATAAGAAAATGCCTCTACTAAACAAGCATATAATAATCCATTTCCAAAGTATTGACTTACATAAGTTGTAGTGTTTGAACCAGATAATCCAGTTGGAATAGCTTCATAATGTATTTTAAATACATAAGTGCTATCTGGTGCAGGAGCCAAAAATAGTCTTCCTGAAGTAGTATCTGTTACACCTGTTGCTCCACCAAACATAGCGTAGTATTTTGGTTTTGCTCTAGCTGTTGATTCTGTTGAAGGTTGAAATTCTTGTAGATATGTTTCGTCTTTTTTCTCTAACCAAGTATTGGCTCCTGTAGAAGCAGATGTTGAAGTATAAACTTGCACACCTTTTACAAATAAAGTTTGAGCAGGAACATTAATTGTGTTTTGTCCTGTAACTAAATTACCAATTGATTGTTTCTTATATGCATCAAGTGGAATATCTCTTAAAATTCTAAGTTCTGAATTTTCAATAAACTGATTTGTAATAGTAGCTGTTAAAACATTTGTATCTGTTTCAGTGTAATTTTGAATCGCTGTAGTTAATGTTGCATATGTAAATCCAGCCATTACTTAATATCCCCTCTATATTTTCTACGTATTTTTTCTTGTTTATCTGTTCTCACTTCTTCATAAAGTGTTAGATGAGGATCCTGTTTTTCAGGATTAAATATATTTTTTATCCAATTCCAAATTTTATTAATCATAATTAACTTCTATCATTTACTGGACCAACTGTACACTGTAAACCACCACCTGTTGCTGTTGACGTTGAATTTGAATCAAAAGTAATAGTAAATCTATTATACTGTTCTATAGTAGCTGGTTGAGCACCTGTTACAACAGTATCTGGATCTGTAGAAGCAAGACGGCAACCAAAAACTTTAGCACCTGCTAAATGAGAACTTGCAGTAGTATTAGGAAAAGTTTCTCCTCTAAAAGAAGCAGCCGTTCCACGAACACAACTACTTAAAGTTACTATACCTGTAGCTATATGAATAGTTGAAGTTTGATAAAAAACAACTTCATTTTCATATCTACCTGTTTCACTATTTATTTTTTCAATTACTACATAGCTATTATTTGGTAAGTAAAAAGAACCATCTCCAGCAGATAAAGTAATTGAAGTAGCTGTAGCAGAAATATTTGCATTAAGTGTAGAGGATAATTCTATTTGTTCTATTGATCTAGCACCGACAGCACTTTTAACACCTTGAAATCTTACATAACCTAATTCTCCTTCTTGAGCTTCTGTAGAGTAATCAGGAAAACTTATTGTCATTTTTTTAGTTCCGTTTGTTATAGAAAAAGGATTATTAGGTAAAAAATCAGGAGTTGGAAATTCTGTTCTATCTGGTCTAACATTTAATAATGCAACACCATCTCCTCCCATTGGTTTTGGTTCAAGTTGTGGTTGCTTAGGTTCAAACTCTGTGTAATGTACAAAAGAACCATTCCACTCTCTAACCATTTCTCTATATGGAAATTCCATACCTGATCTATCGGATATTGCTTTTGAATGTTTTCCTACTGCGTACTTAGACATTAAGTTCCTGGGTAATAAGCTTTTGGTGTAATAAATGTACTTGAAGCTGAACCATCTTCTGCAAGTGCTCGAGCTAGTTCATCTTCATAATATAATTTCATTTGTTGAACTAATTGTGGTTGATATTTTTGTGCAAGATAAAAAGCTAAACCTGAAGTCATACAAGGTACAAATCTAAAAGGTATATCTCCTGCATTTGTATAATCTCCTACATCTTGTATTCTTTTTATATAATAAAAATGCACATCCTTAGATGCATTTGTTGAATCTGGTGTAGGGTAAACACTAATACTAACATGATCAATAAATCTTTGAACCCAATATTGGTTAGGTGTTCCTTGTGAAAGTTTATTTGAAAAACCTGCATAAGTTGATCTATCAACTTTTGTCATTGGACTATCTGATTGATTTGTTGCGGCTCTATTATTTCTTAATTGTGCTTCAAGGATATCGGACATTCCATAAATTCCATTAGGATTTGAAGTAGCACTTGTACCATCACTTGTTGCTCTAAAAAATTTATATTCAGCTTGTCCTTGAATTAGGTCTAAACTTGTACTAGCTATTTCCCAATAGTGAATACCTCTATTACCCCATTCTTGAAAAAGAATATTAAGAGATCGTCTTGCAGATTTAAGTTGATAACCTGCTACTGAATTTAATCCAATACGTTCGAAAGCATCTTCTATTATTTCATCAATAGCAAATGTTTTGTCAAACGTAGTTGTTTCAGAAGTGGTATTAGCCATGAGCTTACGCTCCTGTTATAGTTACTGTAACACTTCCGCCTGCTCCAGCTAAATTGTAAACAATACCATTTTCAAACTTGATACCTGAACCAGGAATATAAACTTCTAATCCTTCAGTTCCATATTTATAAACAGCTACTGCTGTTCCTGGTGCTGCTGCATTTGATGAATCATATAGAGTTAAAGTAGAAGCTGCTATTCCTAATCCTTGAATAGAAGTAATTCTAGTTCTAGCTCCTCTTGCTAAAGTATCAGCTCCAATGACTGCCATATTTAATGTTTTCTGATCTGAATCCATATTTTCTCCGTTAAAATTAATATGTGGGGCCGAAGCCCCACACTAATTATTTATTACGCTGCCCAAGCAAATGCGCCTTTAACCGCTAAAGGGTCTTTAGACGAGTCAAGACCTACATGCCAAAAGCCATCTTCTGTACAAGAGAAGTATAAAATACATCCAATTGTAAAGAAGTTTGTCGTTGCATTAGCTGCAGTGAAAACTAACGACCCTTCAGTAGCTACTGAAGTATCATAAGAAACATTATCAGCTGCTCTA